CGCTCCTGCCGCTTTCCAGGAGTTGGTTTAAAGGGACTTTGCTAGAAGCCCATTGGCCCTATCGAAGGGGGCAGGTCACTCGGACCACGTTTGAGGTGGCCGTGCTCGATGGCACAACCGAGACAGCCGTGGAGCGACAGGGACATGGATTTCAGCGAACGCTCTTGATCTCGGCGCTGCAGCTCTTGGCGCAGTCGAGTGCGGCGTCAGCGGAAGGTGTTATCTGCCTGGCGATTGAGGAGCCGGAGCTCTTTCAGCACCCGATCCAGGCCCAGACATTCGCGAAGGTGCTCCGATCGCTCGCAGAAGACGCCAGTATGCGTATTCAAGTGGCCTATGCGACTCATAGTCCCTACTTCCTGGAGGCGCGACATTTCGACCAGGTCAGGCGGCTGACAAGATCGTCTGACGTGCCCCCAGTGGTCACCGTTCACCTCGCCACGATTGCTGGCGTGAAAGCTAAACTGGACGGAATATTGAACGCAGATGCAGTTGACCGCCAACTCGACGGCATCGTAGCGAATCAGCTTGGCGCGGCACTCTTCGCGCATCGCGCTTTTCTTGTGGAAGGCACGACAGAGTCGGCAGTGTTTCACGGCATTGGCGATAGAACGTCTCTCGGCTCGCTTGAGGCCGCTGGCCTCTCCATCGTCCCCGTAGGAGGCAAGACATCTATCCCACTCGCACACGCGATTCTGGCGTCAATTGGTATACCAGTCTATGCACTCTTCGATGCCGATAGCGGGTTTGATGCGCGTGCGAAAGACAATGGAAAGGAGGAAAAAAAGATCGCTGAAGAGCGGGTCAACCACTCGAAAGCGAATCGTGCGGTTCTGAGGTACTTTGGTCGAGCTGAAGAGAACTTTCCGTCCGCCATTGTTGCTGACGAGGTGGCGATCTTTGACGATCATCTGGAAGCATTCATGTCAGCAAACTGGCCCGAATGGGTTACAGCCTGCAACAACCTTGAGGCCGCTGCGGGCATTAGTCTCGCGAAGAATCAACTCGCATACCGAACGGCGACACTCAAGGCCGGAGGGAATGTGCCAAAGATGCTCTTGCAGGTACTCGCTAAAGCGGAGGGAAAATATCAGTGAACGAAATCATCTGCCCGCACTGCGGGAAGGCATTTAAGATCGACGAGGCTGGGTACGCGGACATCCTGAAGCAGGTACGCGACAACGAGTTTGAGCAGCAATTGCACGAGCGGCTTGAACTGGCCGAGCGGGACAAATTAAATGCCATTGAACTTGCCACGACCAAGGTCGCCAGCGAACTGGGGAGGGCCGCCTCAGCCAAGGACGCCGAGATCCAGAACCTGAAAGCCAAGCTCGATACCATCGAGGTTGCGCAGAAGCTCGCCATTACCGAGGCACTCAGTGCAGTTGAGAAGGAACGCGACGAGCTGAAGAACAGGCTCGAGCGAGCGGAACTTGAGATGCAACTCGCAGAGAAATCGCTTAAAGACAAGTACGAGACACAAATCAAGGATCGCGATGAAGCGATCGAACGCCTTCGGGACTTGAAGGCCCGCCTGTCGACCAAGATGGTTGGTGAAACTCTCGAACAACACTGCGAGACCGAGTTCAATCGCATTCGAGCGACGGCGTTCCCAAGAGCATATTTCGAAAAAGACAATGATGCGCGGACTGGCAGCAAAGGCGATTACATCTTTCGCGACTCGGATGAGGCTGGCACCGAGATTGTATCGATCATGTTCGAAATGAAGAACGAGAGCGATCACACCGCGACGAAAAGCAAGAACGAGGATTTCCTGAAGGAGCTCGACAAAGACCGCACCGAGAAGGGGTGCGAGTATGCGGTCCTGGTCTCTCTGCTCGAACCCGACAGCGAGCTTTACAACACTGGTATCGTCGATATGTTTCACCGGTACCCGAAGATGTATGTCGTGCGACCGCAGTTCTTTCTTCCAATCATTACGCTTCTGCGGAATGCCGCGATGAACTCGCTAAAGTACAAATCGGAACTGGCACTTGTTAAGGCACAAAACATTGACATCACCAACTTCGAAACCGATCTTGAGACCTTCAAGACCGCATTCGCAAAGAACTATGATCTCGCCTCCAGGCGCTTCCAAACGGCGATTGATGAGATCGACAAGTCGATCGACCATCTACAGAAGACAAAGGACGCTCTGCTTGGCACCGATCGAAACCTTCGTCTCGCAAACGACAAGGCGCAGGACGTGACGATCAAGAAGCTGATTAGAGGGAATCCAACGATGGGCGCCAAATTCGCGGAGATCAAAAATCAGAGCCCCTCCGATACTGAATGAATCACACCAATCGGACTGATAGGAAGCCCAATCCAGGCTATGGGGCACATCTAGGAGGAGAATGACGCAATGTTACAAACGGTTATCGATGCTATTCTCAACAGAGAAGTTCTATCCTTTACATACGAAGGATTTTCCCGCGTAGTCGAGCCGCACGCGGTGGGCGTTTCTACAGCTGGAAATAACGTATTGCGATGTTATCAAATACAAGGTGGCCACGTCACGCCGGGCCACGAATGGGATCTTTGCAATATTTCAAAAATCTCCAGGTTGCAAGTTACTGGACAACATTTCCTTGGTGAACGGCCTGGATACAGGCGAGGTGATAGACATATGATCAGAATCTTCGCAGAACTTTAACGGCTCTGGGCTGGTTACGGCGGCGCCACTACGGCGGAACACTGCCCCGCCATTTTTCGTCAAACATACTGTGGATCGCCACCGATGCTCGAAGAAATTTCGTCGCGACGGCAAAAGTACTCGTGACCGGCGTGAACACCGGCAATTAGCTGGTGTTTAGCCGCAGTTCGGCATGGCTCCCAGCTGTACTGACAGACGGCCTATGGCCCCTTGCTTCTGAACTTCGAGAGAATCCAGCCGCCTACCGCCACGACCAACAGTACGTCGAACCACACCGGGGGGTCGTCATCGCCGCTGCTTCCGCTGGCGCTACCGATATTGCTACCCACCTTGTTCTCGACTTTCACGCCATTAACTTCCGCAGACACCCCGGTCGCGCTAAGTTGAACTCCAGGACCGCCGGCTTCGGTGCCAACTTTCACACCAGTAGCTTCGACTGAAATTCCTTTGGCGACAAACTCGGCGTGCTCAGCGACCTTGGTTGTTTTGGCTGCAACTTCCGCGTCCTTGATCGCCTTGGCTGCGCCTATGGCAGCGCCCGCTATGCCTGCGTTCGCAGTCGACACTCCGACTACGAGCACAAAGGCAACGGCAAACTGAGCAATTCGTGCCATTCTGCCCTCACTTCATAGTCCCGAGCAGCCGCGACTAGGGACGCAAAATAACGGACGCGACAGCGATAAAAGATCGCAGCATTGCACAAGCCATTAGTGCACTAGTGTTTTCCAATTATAGTTCATTGCCGGAAAGCGGTCATAGCCATAGTAAGCTTGATTTGGGGCGGCTGCAGTCAACCGCGTCGGGCGACAGACGCGATGCCTTGACATGACGCCGATCGCCGCGCCAGTGCTGCTCGACACTGGCACTGTAGCATCGCATCGAACGCCCACCGAACGCGCCTATCACGCGGCCTCGGTTGCACTTCCTATCAAGCCCGTCTCTTCGAAATATGGCGTAAGCCGGCTTACCGCTAACGCCTCCACTTCCCGCAGGCGCGTCGCGATCTTTCCGTACACGCGCTTGTATGTCATATGGCTCGCGCCAAAACTGCGCTCTAGATCGCGAAAGCTGATCGTCGCGCGCGCGTGATTCACATACAGCCGAGCAAGCAAACAGTCGAGCGCGAGGTTCGAAATGCCGGGGAACGACGGCTCCAGCCAACGCGAAAGGTTCTGGATCGCTTCGGAGCGCTCGGCGAGGAAATAGTAGCGCTTCACGCCATCGGCGTCCCGCGTGTCCCCCATTTGACCAAAACGCGCGATCACCGCCCATCGCTCGACGTCCATCAGCTTCGTGCGGACCGCGCTCACCACGGCAGCACACTGCGCCCGCACTTCCGCCGTGTCGAGCCCGCTGAAATTCACTGTAGAGTCAGCGGCCGATCCGGTCAATTGCCCGAGCCATTTGCGCTGTTCCTCGGACAGCTCGGGCTCGAGCTCCATTGCCCGAATAAGCGCCGTTCGAAGCACGTTCTTCGCGCGTGGCTCGCTCGCCAGAATCATGAACGACACGTGCAGCGCTTGGCGAGTGCTGTCGAAAATGAAATCCATCTGTTGTCTCATGGAAGAACGCGAAACGGGGTGCCCCAGTACACCAGCCAGTTGATCAGGACGGTGCGTATCTCCTCGCTTCGAGGAAACCGCATTTCGATTTGGCCGTCGTCAAGCTCGGCGCCCTCGAGCGGACAGCCGGGGAATGCAATGAACCTGTTCCCGGTAAGCGCTTCATTTCTCCGTATCGCCATCTTTGCCACCGGTTCCACGATGTCGCTCATATTGAAGTAGAGATAAGCGCTCACGACATCCCCCGCACGTCCCATGCGCTATCTCCGCTCTCGATGAATGCGCCGAGCACGCCCGAATGCCTATTGCGATGCACGTATGCCTTCGTCCGGAAAACGCCCGGCCCCACCCAACGGCCATCGCACTCCGGGATGCGCGATCGGTGCATTTCGGGAATAAACGCATCCACCTCGACGGCCGCGACCAACTGGCGCTTAACGGTGGCGATTCGAGCGATCCGAAATACTGTCGCGTCGATCTCGCGCTTCCGCTCACAGACGACAATCCCGCCCCGCCCGCGATGTCTCGGCACGCTATACGAACCGTCCGGAATCTCAACCCACATCCTCACTGGCAATTTGCCTCTCCCATCTTTCGAGCCCGTACCGGCTCCCATTCCTCATATGCCCGATCCCACACATCGAACTTGGCCTGCTTCGGCGTGCCGACCCGGTTCTGATCGATCCACGCGTGACACGCGACGCAACCGGGAACCGTAAATTCGTTTCTCGCCTTCATCGCCCCGGCCTTCCCGTGGCGCGATTGATTCGAGTGGCACGGCACAACGGTTTCGTCGAGCGGGTTAAGACGGCACACACCCGGCACACGCAGAAAGCACGGTTCGCCGCGGCACGCCGCCAAATACTTCGAACCCTCGGCGACGGTCGGCCGCTTGATCCGCTTCACGATCGCCTTCTGACGCTTCAGCGTCGCCGTTCGCGTCAGGCTGCTGAACGGCGAATGCGGCTTTCGTTTGAATCCCGTTCGCTTCATTGGCGCCGATCGCGTTGCGCAACTCGCGTTGCGCAACGACTGCGCAGGAACGAATCATCCGGTCCATGGCGAATGCCGCGTGCGCGATCGCCGCGTTACGTTCTCGATGCTGTTCGGCTGCTCGCTTCAAGAGCCTCTCTTGCGGCGACTCAGTCGGCGGCGGAAGTTCCTTGAGCAAGCAGCGGTACGTCGTGGGGCGCGAGCCTTCGATGCGCTCAACATACTTCTTGCCGAGAAGGTTTCGTATGCGCCCCTTCACCGTATCAGTCGTCATCGACGCTTCGTATCCGATCTGCTCAATCGTCAGCCCGCGGCGGCCGGCCTTCCGCTTCAAGCAATCGCAGATCAGCCAGTTCCCCGTGCTCAAGCTCACCGCCTTCTTCATTCGACCTCCTGAATCGTGATGCCGTGCTCTCGGAGCATCAGCTTTCGTTTAATGACGTAGTCCTTGTTCTTCCGTGTCACCGCTGATTTCACGTCCTCGACCACAAGCTCACCCACCGAATTGCGATAGGTGAAGTCGGCAACGTACTCGACTGCTCGCTCGATCGAACCGTCGGAACGCCGCTGACGCGCGATCAGCTCAAACGCCACTTGACGCCGAAGACCGCTGATCAGCCCGACGTCTTGTTGCTTGATCAACTCGAACCATCGCGACCGCTCGCGCTTGCTGTCGAACCTGATGCCGTCGTGCTCGCACTTCGTGTTGCGGTACTTCGAGCGCTTCGCCGTCATTACCGGCGTGAAGAGTGGCCGGTCGAGGTCGCCGGATGCGATTTCGTCGAATTCGGAGTTCGGCTGCTTGCCCGTGCGGCGCGCCAGCTCGCGCTCGGCGAAGCTGCGACCGATAGTTCGGTCGTCGCGCACGCGTGCCGTGCCAACCATCGCCGTACCCTCGGGAACAACGAGCGGCCATGAAGCGCGCTTCGTCACGTCGCCTCCTGATCGCGCGGGATGTCGTTGAAGTACCGGTACAACTGCTCGTAGGTCTCATTCCCAAAGCGACCAGCCTCGCGAAGCATTTCCTCCATCGCCTCGCCGGGCCCGTTCGCCTTGACGACGCGCGCCTTAAAACGCATGAACACTTCGCCCTCGCGCTGCTCGATGCCGAATTGCTTACCGCGGTCAGTGACACCTTGCGCGCTCTTGTGCCAGTCGGCAGGCACGTCCTGCCCGCTCGTCGCCGTGCCGTCCGGCTTCACCGGGAACAGCCCCGTCCAGCCGCGCAATACCGCTTCGTCGATGCAGTCCGCCGGGGCATGCCCAAGCTCTCTCAGCTTCTCGAGGCGGCGCAGCGACACCTTCGCCGCCGGGCGTGTCCACGGCGCCGACTTCTCCGCCGCTTTCGCCTCGCGGTGCTCGCACCAGTCGAGCCACGCGTCGACGGGCAACCAGTCGGGCAGCTCGATCGATCGCAGTTCGCCATGCAACGCAACTCGCGGCGCACGCCGCGCGGGTTGATGGTTCTCTGATGGTTCTATGACGGTTACTGATGATTCGGGTGCAAAAGCTTTGCACCCTTTAGTGCTGTGATTTGCACCCTTTATGTCGCCAGTTGCACCCTTTACGTCGTCGTTTGCACCCTTTCCATTGGGTGCATTTTTTGCACCCTTTGAACCCGACGAAATGGGCGCAAGTTCTGCACCGTTTATCCAGTCCGAATTGATTCGGTATTCGCGCGTATTCCCACGCCCGCCCTTCGACTCGCTCACGAGAATTAGCCAGCCCGACTGCTGCATCCGGCGAAGCTGGTACTGCACTGCACGCGGCGATTGGCGCGTCTTCGCAGCCAACTTGTCGACGCTCGGATAGATGTGCGTGCCGTCGTCGTGCGAATGGTCCGCAAGTGCCAGCGCGAGAATCATCTCGCCGCCGCCTTCCGGATAGCGCTCGAACACCGCGTTCATAACCTTGACGCTCATAGGCTCCTCAGTGCCCGCACGGCAACGCGCCGTCAGCGTCAGTCTTTGCGCCACATGACAGACACGTACGCGTGGCCGCTGCGCGAGCTGTCACCGCAACGGGCGTCACTTCGCCAGCGCGCGCCGGAACGGGCTCTTTGATGTCGGTCGGAGTCAAGACGCTCTCCCGAGAGTCAAGCGATAGGCGCTCGGGTGACCGGGCCGGCGCGTAATGCGCAGCGCACCGGCCTCCTCCAACGTGCGAAGGGTCGACGACACGGTCACGCGCGTCACGCCCGCGAATTCCGCAATGGCGTCGATCGACGGATCGCAATTCCCCTGCTCATCGGCCAACCGCGCCAGAAAGATCAGGATCACTTTGGCCGTCGGCGGGAACTGCTCGCGCATAGCGCGGTTGAGGTGCTCGAAACTCATTCGGTGGCCTCCTGTGCGCTTTCCGCGTCGTCAATGCCGAGCACCCATCGCAGCGCCGCCAAGCGCTCGCCCGTCGCTTCCGCGAGTGCCGCCTCAATCTGCTTACGCGGGCGTACGCGTGCCGCTGTACCACCGAGCACTGCCTTCTGTGCGCGTGAACGTGCATGCCCTTCCTTGCCGTTCGCAGCGTCGATCAATGCCTGAACCTTCGCGCGTTGCTCGTCGGGCGACAGCTTCGCAAGCTTCAGCGCGTGCGACACAGTGATCTGTTCCGCCTCAACAGCGTCACGCACCGCCATGCAGCAGTCGAGCAGCTTCAATGCGGAGCGCACGGTCGGCACCTCGACGCCGAACGCGACGGCGATAGCATCCTCGGTGTGGCCGACGTCGAGCATGCGAGCCATCTTCTCGGCCCGGTTGATCGGCGAGTCTTCTTCGCGGATCTCGTTCGTGCTGACCATCATTCCGACGAACGACTTGTCGCTGTCGCGCATGACGCGCTTCGGGATCGCCGGAATCGTGATCGGCTCTTCGCCCGCCTCGATCAGTTGACGGTTCAGCTCGCGCGCGTTGATCACGCGGCGACGGCCGTCGATCACGAGGTTCTCGCCCGTCTCCGGGTCTTTGTAGAAGAGCACCGGCTCAAGCACGCCCTGCGCCCGGTAGTTCCGAACCGTCTTCGGGTTCGGCGCCTGATGTACGCGCCGGTCGTACAGCGGGTGCTTCGGGTCCGTGACGAGCGTCAGCTTGTCGGGGTCCATCGAAAGGACGTTGCCCTTGCCCGACGCCCCATAGACGTCGATTGAGTTTTTGGCCATCAGTGGCTCCTGTTGAGATAGTTGGTGTGTGGAGCTATTCGCAAAGCCCGTATGCGGACGAGCACGTCGTCGCAGGTTCTGCGTCCGCGAGAAGGTCGTATTGCCGACCGCCACGAGTCGTCTTCGACCACTCGACGACTTGCCAGATGTTTCCTCGCTCCCGCGCCGTGTCCGTCTCGCCTGGGGCCGGGAAGAAGGTGGAGTTGCCACGCTTCGACGCATCCGAAACGATGCCTTCCCACTCGGCGATCATCTCGATGTGGTCGCGGTCACGCATATCCCATTGCCGGATCTCGTCTTTACCAGCATTGATGCAGAGGCAACCGACGCGCTTGCGGCCTTGCAGGTAGAGCGGGTTCGGTCTGATACCGGCTACGCGGTGCGCTTCGAATATGGATTCGGCCGTCCAGCGCAATACCGGCCGATAGATGAACAGCCCCCCGCCGACCTCTTCAAACGATCGGACGCATGCCCCTGTGCCCTGCAGGCGGTTGCGGCGCGCCTCGCTCTCCTCGATGCGGACACCTTGCCAAGACCACACAGCAACACCCGCCTCATCGATCAGGTTCAGCGCGTACTCATTCAGAGGCTCAGTCTTGAGGAAGTACGTGCAGAACTGAGCCATGCGGCTCGGGAAGCGCCCCTTGATGATGCAAAGGTCGAGGAAGGGGATGCCGGTCGGCCCACGCTCGAACACGGCTAAGGCGCGCAGGACGACGTTCTCAGGAACACCCTTCTCCGGCCACTTGTCGCGAACGTAGTCGCGCCGATGCCACCACTCGGGAGTGAAGGCACGCTTGAGACGCGCCACCGGGATCGACAGGACGTCTTCGAGATAGTCGACATACTCGTAGGTAAGACGGTGCTCGTTGCCTGTATCCGCCATTGCGACACGGACGTTCTCGTGTCCGTGCAGCTCGAGCGCGACGAGCAGCGTCGCGGTACTGTCCTTGCCGCCGGACAGAGAAACGACGTGGAGGGTTGGGCGCTCGCTCACATGACCTCCAAAACGAATCCCGGCTGCCGCAGACGATCGCGCTGCAGCGGCTCATAGTCCGGGTTGAGTTCGCAGCCGATGAAACGGCGGCCGAGGCGCTGCGCTACTTGTCCGGTCGTGCCGCTGCCGAAGAACGGATCGAACACGACGTCGCCCGGCCGACTGCCGGCGAGCACGCAAGGTTCGACGAGCGCCTCCGGGAAAGTTGCAAAGTGGGCGCCGTCGAACGACTGCGTCGGGATCGTCCAGACGCTCCGGCGATTTCGACTCGTGACAACGTCGGTTACAGCTTTCGGATTGACGCCCGCGGCGCGCTGCCGCTCGGCGTACGCGACGAGTCCGCTTTTCGTGCGGTGATGCTCGCCGCCCGCCGCAAATGCACTTGTGGCCTTGTGTGACCGATTGCCGGGCGAACGTGCATGAGCACCACCGCTCACAGGCTCCTGCATCGCGTGGAAGTCGTAGTAGTAGCGCTCGCTCTTCGAAAGCAGAAACAGATATTCGTGTGCCTTAGTGCAGCGGTCGCGCACGCTCTCGGGCATCGGGTTCGGCTTGTGCCAGATGATGTCCTGTCGGAGATACCAGCCGGCATCCTGCAATGCAAACGCAAGACGCCACGGCTGGCCCATCAGATCCTTGACCTTCAGACCGTCAATGCCCGCTTTCCTGTTGCTCAGGCAGATGTTCTCCTTAGCGCGAGCGCGCCCGGCAAACGTCTCTCCGCGCATCGGCGTCTGTCCGCCCGATGAGGCATAGGCATCGCCCATGTTCAGCCAGAGCGTCCCGTCGTCCATGAGCAGTTGGCGGCAGAGCTCGAACACGCCGACGAGCGTGTCGATGAACTCGCGCAGTGTCGCCTCGCTGCCGATCTCCCTGCCCTTGCCGGGATGTCCGCCAGGCGGATACGAGCGAAGGCCCCAGTACGGCGGCGACGTCACGATCGTCTGCACACGCACGCCGTCGGCGATCATCGCGCGCATCAGGTCACGGCAGTCTCCGCGGTGGGATTGATCGAGCCAGTTCATCCGATCACTCCTCGGCACGCTTCGATCCACGCAACCGCCGCTTCCGCGTTGATCGCGTTGCCGTACCCTCGGAGCCGGCCTTGGCGGCTGCCTTGGTCTTTCCGTGGACGAAGCGCGGCGAGGCGCGCTTGATCGGCGCGCACTCGTCCCATGCGACCGGCAGACCCATCAACCAGCGGGAATGTGCCGGATTCAACTGGCCTCCACTTTCCATCCCGACACAAGAGCCAGTCAGCAGCTCGCCAGAAGCCGTTAGTCGAGCCGGCATGGGGTTGTCCTTCAGGAGCGCCGCCGCGCGGTTCAACGTGATGTTCGTCGTCGAGAACTGCGCAGTTGGATTCCGGAGCGCATCCGTTGATGTGGGTGTCGGCCAGCCTGCGAGCCAGTGGTGTGCCGCTGCGTCCAGGCGCATCCCCTTTTTGCCGCCGCCCCGCTCCGAATACGGTTTCGACGGTGCGCCTTTGAAATCCGTCGACGTAGGTGTCGGCCATCCCGCGAACTGCGCCACGTGATTCAGGCTCACCGCTACCTTGCGACCGTCCTGCGTCTTGCCCGTCGCGCTCAAGCCCTCGAACGATTGCGAGCCCTCCGCGTTGCCGACTGTCGGTGTCGGCCAGCCGGCCAGACATGCCGCTGCCGCCAGATCCGGCCCATGATTGCGCATCGCTTCCATCAGCCCCCTCTCGAACGTGCGCACGCCTTTCTCTGCGAGCGCGGCCGTAGGCGTAGGCCATCCAGTACGCCCGGTCGCGGATGTGCGGAGCACCGACGCCCGCAGACGGAAACGGGACACACCCATAGGCGTAGTCCAGCGCTTCCACGTCAGCTTGAACAAGGTCGATCCAAGGGTCGACAGCCGAGCTCGCAACCTGCTCTCCAAAGACGATTGCAGGGCGGCGCTCGCCGATGAGCCAGTACCACGCAGGCCACAGGTGCCGCTCATCATCAAACCCAAGTCCTTTGCCTGCCGCGGAGAAAGGTTGGCACGGACAGGAACCCGTCCAAACAGGTCGATCGTCGGGCCATCCGGCGCGACGAAGCGCGTAGGACCAGACGCCGACGCCTGCGAAGAAATGGCACTGGGCGTATGGACGAAGGTCGTCGGGATGCACGTCGCGGATGTCGCGTTCGTCGACGTCACCGGGCGCGATGTGGCCTGCCGCAACGAGGTTGCGCAGCCACTCCGCGGCGACTTGATCGTGCTCGTTGTAGTAGGCGACACTCAAGCGCTCCCCACTACTCGGCCATGCCGCGCAGCCGCGCGGAGATATCGAGAAGCACCTGCGCATGCTTGAAGATTCGGTGATCCACGCGCTCGATCTCGTGCCGTTCGACACGGCCGTCTTCGAGCGTCTTCACGATCTCCTGCCCGACGTCGCCGTGCGTCGACCACGCCTTGCCCATCAGCTCGACGATCGCAGCGTCGCAGCAGTCAACGGCGCTCGGCAACTTCACGAGCGCGTAGCCGCGCTCGCCCGCCCACGCTTCGAGAATCGCGTCGTTGTCCGTCACCTCGCCAATGCGCACCGCCTCCTGAAGCGTGAGCTTGTGCGTACCCGTGTTCGGATTCACCTTGCTCCGAAGCACGGCGGGCGATACACCGAGGCGCGGTGCGAGCGATTCGCACCCGCCCGGATAGTTGTGAGCGACGGCGTGCGCCGTATCGAGAATGTTCAATCGATCCTCCAAACAAACGTGTTTTCTCACCATTCGCACTACTAAACTCATCCTCAACGCTTTGAACGAGGATTCGTGAATGGCTTGGGTGTTGCTATTGAGCGTCTACGCCGCTTTCCACAGGCGACACACGCTTTGGTTCAAATGGGTGGGTCTCACGTCCATGGCAGAATTCGGATTTCCACACCACGAAGTAGCCACAAACGGAGACCCAATGAGCGTAATTACTGACCGTTTCGAAGCAGTCGACAAAAGCGGCAACAAGTACAACGTCGTTGTCCGCCAGGACGTGATCGACACAAGCACGTTCGCTGAACAGAGCAGCGAGTTGGGCCTGAAGGAATATCGACTTTCGAACGGTGAGCCACTGAACCGCGTCTCGGAAAATGTCTTTCGACTCGTGCGAAGCGGCGTCGAGATCACGCGAATCTAGTCGCCAACGAGGCAGTAATCGCGCGTCGACGAACTCATCGTTGTAACGTCGATTTCGCGGCCGTACTTCTTCGCGAGGTGTTTCCACAGAGCGATTTCGAGTGCCGCGGGCATAACAGTTTCTTCGATGTAGAGATTCGCGCCGTCGTAGTGGATCTGAGTGCCGCCGTTCGCGGCCAATCCCAGCTCCACCAAGGCGCCCTGTCCAGCGCGGATACGCGCGTTGACGCTCTGGACGCACCGGACTTCAATACCATCAATCAAGACGCGCCCCGTTCCAATGGGACTTGCCTCGATCGTCACAGCGCACTTGTCGTTAGCATTTGTCACGTTGACTCCTTCCGCTGGCCCGTAAGGGACAGCACGTTCAATAGGATATCCTTAACCCAAACAAGATAAACTAACTGAAAGCGATTTCGCCCCTTACTTCATTGAACCCGAGGGCGTCATCCCGCGAGCTCCTTCTGCTCCCGCAAGCTCTCGTCGCCGCGCAGCATCAGTTGGCGCAAGACGACCCAACCTTGGTAGTCCGGCCGGAGCGTTTCGCACACGACGCGCGGATCATCAACGGCGCGCTCAACAAATGGACAAGCTTCGATCGGCGCACGACGGTCCCGCTTAATCCAATTACTTGCAGCTTGGGGGGATACGCCGACCCTCCTCGCAAAGTCGGCTTGCGAGTCGCAAAGGCTGACTGCGAGGCACAACGTTTCGAATGGTGAGAGTTGCGACGGAGTGTTCATGCGCGAACGATAAACCATAGTTTATCGTCAGTCAACTCTCGTTTATTGATCGAATATACAATTGTTTATAGAGTCCGGCTCATGGCACTCGGAAAGAACGTCGCACGACTACGCACCCTGACGGGCGAAACCCGTCCGGACCTTGCGCGCGCTATCGGCATCGAATCACAGCAGCCGATCTATGCGCTGGAAAAGCGCGACAGTAGCCGGTCGGATCTTGCGCCACAGCTAGCAAAACACTTCCGGGTTGATTTGAACGTGTTGCTTGAGGACGATTTGTCGCGCCTCGACAGCGCGGGACTTGACGCGCTGCGTCGATCGCGAAAACCGCCTGTCGGAGCGGGGAAGAAGGTGAAGATTCAGGAGAGATTTGATGCTGCTCCTGAGTCGATACAGCAAGCCGTCCGCGACCTCCTCGAGCTGCCCATTGCGGACGCAGAAAAAGTCGCGGCCCTGATAGCCGCCTTTCGCGGCGATCGTTAGTGGACGTCTTGCAATGTTTGCGCTATAGACTCGACGGCGTCGTCAATGTCACCGCAGACATCCCCTGCAATCCATCTCCCGCACCGCGCAAGGTCGCTCGTAATGCGTGATTGATCCGACCGATCCGACAGTGCATCAATCGCGGAGAAGATCGCTTGTAAATGTCGAATTCTCTCTGCCGCGAGAATCCCGAGATCCTTTGCAATAAGGCTCACGGACTGCAACGCCCCCGCGGCAAACTCCCTGTTGTATTTCTTCAAGTGGCCACCTCGTAGGTCTGATTGAACGTTCGCAGGGTGCGCGCCTCTCGGCATCGTCCATCGAGAGGCCCGCCCAATCGGCGCTACTTCCTGCGAGGTTGCCAGAGAGACACGGATATCAAGCTCACGATGGCCGCTGCTATCACGTAGAATGCCGGCGCGAGGTTGTTGTGCGTGGTCGCAATCGCCCACGTAATGATCGCGGCGGAGAATCCACCAAACGTGATCACGGCGAGGTTGTACGAGATCGAAATCCCAGTCGACAGAACCCCGTCTGGAAACATGTCGCTAAGCGCCGCCAGGATTGGCCCCTCGTAGCTGGCGATAACGAGCCCGAACACCACCTGGAACACGAGCAACGACTTCAACCCTGGTGCGGCATTCAACATAGCGAACAGCGGATAAGCCGCGACGATCGCAACGAGCAACGCTCCCGCAAGGAACCAGCGGCGCCCAAACAGATCGGAAAGGTGTCCAATCAAAGGCGTGACGAAGAGAACAATTGACGCGCCGACAAGCACTGCGACGAAACCCGTAGAAGACGGGAGTTTCAGAACCTTCGAAGCGTAGGTCGGGATGTAGAACAGTAGGACATAAGAGCAAACCGTCCAGAAGACGACTAAACCAAATCCGACAAGCGCCTCACGCGAAAAGCTCCTGACGACCTCGACGACCGGCGCACACTCGCCCAAACGCTCGTCTGCGGGAAAGCCAGGGTCGTTCAGCCTACTGCGGATATAAATCCCGACCGGGCCGAGACCGAGTCCGAGAAGGAAGGGGATTCGCCAGCCCCAAGATTCGATCTGCTGCTCATCGAGGCACTTCACGATAAACACCGCAAGAACTGACGCAAGGATAATCGCGAACCCGATACTCGCCTGAATCCAGCTCGTGTAGTATCCATGCCGCTCGGCCGGCACGCGCTCGCGAAGATACGCTGTCGCACCTCCCATTTCCCCTCCAGCCGAAAATCCCTGAAGTAGACGCGCGACGACAATCATCAGTGGCGCACCAAGCCCTGCATCTTTGTATGTCGGCGCGAATCCAATCATCGCCGTCCCGGCGGTCATCAATGCAATCGTGACCGTAAGTGCTGCTCGGCGCCCCACTTTGTCCGCAATTCCGCCAATCACGATGCCACCGATCGGACGCATAAAGAAGCCTACGCCAATCGTCGAAACCGACAGCAACAGAGACAGGTTGTCGTCCGTCGACGGGAAAAATAGTTTCGCAATAATGACTGAGAAGAAACTATACGAAATGAAATCGAACCATTCGAAACCATTTCCGACGATGACGGCGATTACAGCTCTCCGATGCGTGTCGGAGCTCGCACTCGGCGCGGCCTCGCGCGCGTACGTTGATGTTTGCATTATTTCGTGCCCTCGGATTATTGAGTTATTACGGCTATCAAACAAGATTTGATCGCGCACGAAATATTACGTCTATTTACGAATTACTTACTATGAAAAATTCTCGGGGCAGCCTGACCATAAGGAATGATGCAAATTGAACCAATCGTATGACTTATACATGCGTCAGTAGCCACTCGCGAAACATCGTGACCGCGGGCGTGTCTCGGCGATCCGCAGGCCAGATGACCTGATACGCGCCGCCGAAGCTTGCATGCGCATCCGACGCTAAAACCAGCTTCCCGCTCTCAACAAGTGGCGTGATCATATGCTTCCAGCCCAAAATTGCTCCGTGCCCATGCAGTGCCAGTTGCAGCAGTACTGGGTAGCTGTTCGCAGAAATAGTTCGAGCCGGACGAAACCCGATTTCGCCGACAGTCAGGCGAAACCAATCTCGCCATCCCATCCACTGACGCTGCTGTTCCTCCGCGACAAGTAAAGTTGCCTCCATCAAGTCCTGGGGAGGCACGCGGCGCCCCGCGAGAAACGTCGGCGCGCAGTATGCGTGAACGTCCTCCGCGACGATTGCCGTTCCAGCAATGCCGGGGGGAGGAACGTCGCGAATGTAGTAGACGCCAATGTCGAATTCGGCCGCGTTCAAATTGAACACGCCTTCTCGAACAAGAATTCGCACGGAGACTTCCGGATGCTCCGCGCTGAACTCGGCAATCCGATCCGCCAAAAACAATGTTGCAGTGCCGGACGCGCACGCAATAGTAAGGCTGTGCGGAGTCTGCTCCTTCATCACAAGTGCAGTTGCCTCGACACAGTCGGCCAAAATCGCATGCACCCGATCAGCGTACTGCTGGCCCGCGCGAGTCAAATGCAAGGCCTTGGCATCTCGGACAAAGAGAGTTGTCCCAAGAAACGTCTCGAGCTTCACAACCTGTTTGCTAACCGCGCCTTGCGTCACATTCAATTCCTCGGCTGCTCGCGTGAAGTTGCCGTGTCTTGCGGCTGCGTCGAAGAAAACAAGGCACTGAAGAGGTGGGAGAGGTTGAATTTTCATGATTGCGTCCAATTCCTCCCAAGAATTTACAGGCTGATCCGCGTCTTCGCCACACGCGGTCGAACTTGCCCTCCCACACAGACACAAACTTTTGTTGACTCTTGATAAACTCTTGTTTATTCTTCAATCCATACCGCAGCCTTGCTCGCTGCACCGCTCCGGCGGATCGATCTTTAAGAGTGCCAGCGTACCGGGACCCGCAAGGGAGCAACCGGTCGGCTCAACGGTGTAGCCGAGAAACGGGGTAGCGCCCGACACCACTCAGCTTTCATGAGATGGGGCCCTGCCGATGCGGACGTGGTCTGGCCGCGGCGAGGGAGCCAGAGGACGCCGGAGTTGGTCGCGACGCACATGGCGGTTCACGAGATAGCCGGATTGTCGTTCGGAGGGGAAAGCGAAGTCGGAAGTCGCGGCAGTGGCCCCATCCCATGAAAACTGACAAGGAAGCAGATCGATTGGTGTTACGCCCTGATCGTTGTATTGAATTCGGACTACTAAATCATGAGGGGAAACGAGGCTCGCGATCGTGCCCCTTCGAAAGGAGATCCAGTGGAATCGAAACGGAAGCTGCCGACCGTGTCGGTCGAGTGGCTCGAAAACGCAGCAGCGGACCTCGAAGTCAGCGCAAACGCGAGCCGTGAGACGTGGGCGGTACTCGGCCTATCTCATCGGTACAGCGAGAACATCGGCCGCGCCCATGCTATGCGGCACGCAGCCCGGTTGAAGCTCGAATACGACCGACGCCTCTTTCTACGGTCGATCGGGCTCAAGGTCTAGCAGGCTGTTGAAATTGGATACGGTGTAAACGGGCGTTGCGAGCGGTGCGTTAGAGATATCGTGTTCATGATCTTGGGCAGACGAGAGCGAT